GATATTACAGATGAGGAGGGTATAGCTCAGAGAGTTTTACAGGTAAAAGTAACTGATAGAAATAATGTTATAAATAAATGGAGTGCAATTTTATATATGCATATCCTTAGAACAGACTTAAGTTTTTAATAAATAAAAATTATGGCAAAAAGTGTAGTAGAGATAGAAATGAAAGCGCAAAAGGCGCAAAATACCTTAGGAGGATTAATAGAGAGTCTAGGATTTCTAAAAAATGCTATAGAGGATGTAGAATTAGGATCAGAGTCATTTAAGAGGCTAGCAGATGATATACAAAAGACTGAGAGTAAGATAAAAACTCTTACAAAACAAATGGAGGGATTAGAGCCTCAACAAAAAGCGGAGGCGTTTCTAAAAATGGGAGAGGGTATAGCAGGAGGATTTGTAGCCGCTCAGGGAGCTATGACTCTATTAGGGATAGAGAGTGAAAATCTAGAAAAAATACAGGCAAAAGTGCAGGGAGCTATAGCTATAGCAATGGGAGTAAGGATGATGGCTGAGGCGTCTTTACATGTAGTTACTGCAAAGCGTATAGTATTAGAAAAGGTAGCAATAGCTCAGACAAAAATGGGAGCAAAACTACACAAAATGGCAGCAGCCGCAGCAACTCTATACTCAGGAGCACTAAAATTGATAGGTATATCTGCTAATGTATCCTCTAAGGGTATGAAAACATTAAAGGTAGCTATAGCCTCTACAGGTATTGGATTAATTGTAGTAGCTATAGGGACTCTAGTAGCTTATTGGGATGATATAAAAGGTCTAGCATCAGGAGTATCATCAGAGATGAGAGACCAGCTAGCATCTGCTACCGCAGCAAAGGAAGCCGCTATAGCAAACTTAGAAGCAACTGAGGGGAGCACAAATCAATTAAAATTAGCAGGTAAATCTCAGAGAGAAATATTAGAGCTAAAAATGAAAGACATAGACGCCGCTATAGCAGCCTCAGAGGTAGAGATGGAGAGACAAAAATCTACAGCAAAAGCTCAAATAGCAGCAGCTAAAAGGAATGAAAAAATTGCTATGGGTATTATAGCAATGCTATCATCTCCTATTACTCTATTATTAGGTATGATAGACTCAGTTACTTATGGACTATCTCAATTAGGAGTAATGGAAGCTACTACACTAACTGAGGATTATTTAAGAGGAGCAGCAAACTTAATAGGATTTGATGCATCAGAAACTGAGGCAGAGATGGATGCAGAATTAGAGTCAATGGAGAAAGGTCTAAACGCTCTAAAAGAGAAGCGCGCAGGATTTGAATTAGAAATAATCGCAATAGATAATGCCGCTAGTGATAAAAGGTCTGCAGCAGCTCAAAAAGCAAGAGAGGAGGAGCAGCAAAGATTAGAGAAATTTTTACAAGAGATGCAGGCTACTATGGAGGAGGCTCATTTAACTGCAGAGCAAAAAGAAATATTAGCAGTGCAGCGTAAATATGATGCCTTAATAGCAGAGGCTGAGCATTTTGGGATGAAGTCTGAGCAATTAGTAAAAGATAGAGAGGACGCTATAGCAAAAATAGAGGAGAGATACGCGCAAGAGAAGCAAGACAAAATCCAGGAGATTTTAGATTTTCAAACAGGAGTAAGAGAGATGGAGTTAATAGATGCAGAGAGAGAATTTGATAAAAAAATAGAGCAAGCTATAGAGCTAGGTATGGCTACAGAGGAATTAGAGAGACTTAAGCTACTAAAATTAAAAGAAATAAGAGACGCTCATGAAGCTGAGGACATAGCCAAAACAAATGAAACTAGAGACGCTAAAATAGAGGCACAAACCGCCTTTGTAGATGCTGTAGGAGGAGCAATGGGAGAGATAAGTGGATTATTTGCTGAGGGTAGTAGAGCAAGTAAAGCGGCAGCACTAGCAGAAATAGCAATAAATACAGGATTAGGATTTATACAGGGATTAGATATTGCACAAAAATCTGCAAAGGCTACAGGACCAGGAGCAGCCTTAGCGTTTCCTATATTTTACGCTACACAAATAGCAGCAGTAATAGGAGCTGTAAAAAAGGCAAAGTCAGCATTAGGAGCAGGAGGTGGCGCATCTCCTCCTCCACAACCAAAAAGCGTAAGCGCGCCATCTAGATCAGGAAACTTTACACTACAGGGAGGAGGAGGACCGCAGGGAACTCAGCCAGCATTAAAGGCATTTGTAGTAACTGATGAGATGACTGATAGTCAGGACCAATTAGCTGATATTAGGAGGAGGAGCACATTATAAAATAAATAATAAAAAAATCTATTATAAGATATGAAACCAAAAAAGAAAAAAAAGAAATATTTTGATATTGTAGAGCTAGTAATATCAGATGAAAATGAGGAGTTAGCGATTGATGCAATCAGTTTAGTCTCTGAGCCAGCCATTCAGGAGTCTGCAGTGTTTTTTAATAAACAAAAAAATAATTTAACATTGGCAAAAGAGACAAAAGAGGAGAGAGTATTAATATCCCCAGCCCTCATCCCTAATAAGCAAATTTATAGATACAATGCAGATGAGGATAAGGATTTTTATGTCTATTTTTCGGAAGCGACCATACGCCGCGCTAGTGAGATGTTCTTAAAATATCAAAACCAGCATAAGGCTACCTATGAGCATGAGAGAGATATTGATGATGTATATGTAATGGAGTCATGGATTATAGAGGATACTAAAAAAGACAAATCTAATCTTTATGGATTTTCTCTACCTAGAGGCACATGGATGGTAACTATGCGTATTAATAATGATTTTGCCTGGTCTGAGTTAAAATCAGGGAAACTTACAGGGCTAAGTATTGAAGGATTTTTTGTAAATGCTATGTCTAAATTATCTGAGCAAAAATACACTGATGAGCAAGTATTAGAAACTCTAGCAGAAATACTAAAAATACAGCCAAAATCAAATAAGTAAAAAAATAATCTATTATACTATATAAAAATAATTAAAGACCATGGATATTAAAAAACAAATTTTACACGCTCTAGGACTATCTGCAGAGGTAGTGAATTTAGAGTATCAAAACAAATTAGAGGATGGCACAATTATAGTATCTACAGCTGATAAATTAGAGGCGGGAGTAGATATTAGCGTCCTTACAGAGGATGGTAGCACTATGCCTCTAGCAATTGGAGAGTATATTACAGCTGATGGAGAGACAATTTCAGTTACTGAGGAGGGTATTGTAGCAGAGGTATCTGCAGCAGAAACTACTGAGGAGGAAACTGAGGAAGTAGAAGCGAAAAAAGAGGATGATAAAAAGAAGTATGAGGAAGCGCCAGCAGAGGAAGTAGTAGAGGAGGTAATTGATGAAGTAGGAGGAGCTGTAGCTGAGGTAGCAGCAGCAATTGATGATGCTACAGGAGAGGAAGTTACTCCTGAGGTAGCAGAGCAAGCAGCAGAGATAGCAGTAGCAATTATAGAGGAGAAAGTAGAGGAGGTAGCAATGGCAAAACACATTAGAGTCATTTTAGAAGCTACTAAAAAGGAATTAACTAGCTTAAAATCTCAATTAAAAAAGACTGAGGATAAGGTAAAAGAATTATCTGAGTCTCCAGCTACAAATGGTATAGAATTAAATAAATTTAGCAATAACAGATCAGGAGGAGTGCAGGAATTATCTCCAGCTGAGTATCATAAATTAGATGCAAAGGGTAGATATTGGTATAATTTATCTTTAAGAAAAAATAAGTAATAATAATAATAATATAAAAAAACAGAAATTATGGGATTTGGAACAATTAACAGCAATTACTCAGGAGAGCATGCGGGGCAGTATATAGCAAGTGCCTTAAATGCAACAAAATCATTAGAGTATTTGACTCTATTAGAAAATGTAAAATATAAGCGTAATATTACAAAGGTTAGCTCTAGCGGACTTATTGTAGATGCATCATGTAATTTTGATGAGGCAGGAACTCTTACATTAGAGGAGAGAGTTTTACAACCTGAGGCGCTACAAATTAACCTAGATTTGTGTGCAGTTAGCTTATTGGCTGATTGGCAGGCGGCTAAGATGAAAGCAGGGCAGCACAATAATGGATTAGCAGATGATTTTGCAGCATTTGTAGTATCTTACTTATCTGATGTAATATCAGACCATGTAGAGACTAAAATTTGGCAAGGTAACATCTCAGGATCAGGAGAATTTACAGGATTTATGGGGCTTGATGGAAACGGGCATTTTGAGAATGATACAGCAATTGTAGAGGCAGACAACTCAGGAGGTGCAGGAACTGCATTTACATCTACTAATATAGATGAGAATTTAGGAATTATCTCAGCAGCTATACCAGCAGCGGTATGGGGCAAAGAGGATTTATTTATCTACATGAGCACAGCTACATATAGATTATACATCCAAAATATGGCAGATGCAGGATATGCTAACTTATACTCTATGACTGATACTTTTGTGCCTATGTATAATGGTATTAAATTAGCAGTATGCCCTGGTATGAGAGACAACAAAATGTGTGCAGGTCAAAAGTCAAATTTATTCTTTGGAACTGATTTAGTATCAGACCATGGACCAGCCTTAAAATTGCTAGATATGTCTGAAATTGATGGAAGCTCAAATATTAGAGTAGTAGCTAAGTTTAGTGGTGGAACTCAGCACGCTCAGGGTGGAGATATTGTTAGATTAGACTAATAATATAAAAAAATCAATTATTAATTAAAAAAAATCAAAGACATGGCATGTGAATTAACAAAAGGGCGTAACATAGGATGTAGAGACTCAGTAGGAGGTGTAAAAGCAGTATATTTTGCACAACATAGTGAGCTCACAGGATATGTAGCAGCCTCAGGAGAGCTGACTGACTTTGACTTAGGTAGTGGAGATGATATTTATAAGTATTTAGTAAAGCGTGGCACGGCAGGAGTTACAGAGACCATAAACGCCAACAGCGAGAATGGAACTATTTTCTATACTCAATCAGTAAATATCAAATTACACAAATTGACTAAGGAGGACCAGAATCAGATAAAATTATTAGGTCAGCAAAGATTAATTATCTTTGTAGAGCTTAATGAGCTAAATAGCGCAGGTAAAAATATAGTTTTAGCATGCGGATTAGACAATGGATGTGAATTATCAGCGGGAACTAATGTCTCAGGTGTAGCATTAGGAGATATGAATGGATACGATTGGACTTTTGAATCTCAGGAGCCTAATCCTATGCAAGTAGTAGCAGATTATACTACATCGCCATTAGATAACTCAGCATTTACATATCAGGGATTAGTATTATCATAAATACTATTTTTATATATATGTGTTTAGTAGTTTAGTTTTAAGTTAAAATTAGGAGGGTATTTAGCCCTCCTTTTTTTATAATATTAAAAAATATCAATTATGTATAAATTAAAAAAAGAATATCAGGGAGTAGATTTACATACAAAAGGAGGTATAATTAGGCTTGATCTAGTAAAGTCTGATGAGGTAGAATTAAAGGGATTAGAAAAATATTTTACAAAATCTACTAAGCCTAAAAAGCCTAAAAAGACTGATATTATAGGAGGTAAGCTCTAGATATTAACAAAATCCAAAATAAATAGGTAATATTTCTATTATACTATATGATAAATGGAATTTACGGGCAGACTATACAGGCTAAAATAAGTGTAGAGGAGTCTAGAATTAATACAGCAGTAGCTCAGGCTAATATAAAATACCTAGCTAAATTTACACATGATACAACTAAGGATGTAAAATACTGCTATCCTCATTTATCAGCAAAAACAGATAGGAGTATTACATTTGCAATAGCTCATAGTAGCACTGAAAATCTTTTTAATGGTATATTAAATTTTAAGCCTTATGGATTTTGGACTTATGAAATATATGAGGTATCATGGATAGGCACTATGACTCTTACATCATCTACAGCGCCAGAAACTGAGACCGAGGTATTAGCAGTAAATAATAATAATGGAGTAGTGCAGGGATTAGTGCATAGAGGTAAAATGAAAATTCAGGAAACAATAGGAAGTGAGCAGGTAATATATACAGAAACATCAGAAACAGCAACAACAAATTATTTATATACAGATTAAAAAATTAAAAAATTATGGGAGATACAATACAAGAGTTATTAGCAGAGCAATTAGGTAAGGGAGGAGTAGAGATAGTAGTATCAGGCACAGGTGCAGTAACAGGTAAGGACTGCTATGCGGTGCATTTTCCTATACAGAGTGTAGTTACTAATTTAGATACTGGCACTGCTGTAAGCGGAACTGATACAAATTTACATCAGACTTATCCAGCGGGCACTACACTATATCTATCTTTTACAGCTATTACAATTAGCTCAGGATTAGCATTAATATACAAAAATGATACTCTATAATGAGATTAAGCAGTAATAATATTTGGAATCCTACAAAGGATAGCCCTATATTTCATTTAGTCTATAATACAGGATTATTATTAGGAGAGACAGGCTTAGTATCTAAATGGAATGATAATTTATCAGGCTCTACTAAATTTTGGGGGCAAACTACAGACTCATATAAGCCTCAATTTGTAGCAGATGGAGCTAAAACAGCATCATTACAATTTGATGGCACAGATAATTGGATTACAGGGGATCAGCTTACTATATCTGATGAGTTTTGTGTAGGTATGAAATTTGTAATAAATACTACTGCTACTAATGATGTAATATGGGGAGATACTACAAATGGTAATACTGACTCATGGCTTAGGATAAATGATACTAATACTATAGGTATAAAAACCTCAGGGAGTCAAAAGACAATAGATATTGATGAGGCTAGTAGATTTAATACTGCTACATTACATCATATAGTAATATGTAGAAATAGCTCAGACTTAGTAGAGGTATGGGTAGATGGAGCAAAGCAGACTAATACAGCAACCTCAGCAGGAGATTTAGAGATAGATAGTATAGGAGCTAGAGGAGGTAGTAGCGCGCCTACTAATTTCTTTAATGGTAATATATTTGAGTTTGTAGCTTACAATAAGCAGTCTGATGAATTAGCTAAAAACCTATCAGAGCATCTAATGAGTATAGAAGTAGAGGGAGGATTAGGATAAAATTAAAATAATATGGCTACTAAAAAACCAAAAAAACAAATATTAAATATAGACTTTAAGGCTCAGACCGCGCCTACTATAAAAGAGAAAATGTCTAGCGATTGGATAGAGTATAGTGGCGAGGGATGGATAAATACTTATCCTAATTTTTTAATTGATCTATATTATTCAAGCTCTAGCAATGCCGCTATTATTAATGCTACATCAGAGATGATAGCAGGAGAGGATATAATTATAGAGGATACAGATAATGTAGAGGCAGAGTCTAAATTAGCACAATTTATGAAAAATGCTAATGGTAATGAGTCATTACATGAAGTTATAAGAAAATGCGCATTTGATTTTAAGCTACAGGGAGGGTATTGTCTAAATATTATATATAGCCAGGATAGACAATCCATCTCAGAGATACATCATGTAAGCATGGAGAGGGTAAGAGTAGGGAAGCCTAATGAGATGGGTAAGATAGATACTTATTGGGTATCTGCTGATTGGACTAATACTAGAGAAAATGAGCCAGTGCCTGTGCCAGCATTTAATCCTAATAATAGGACTAGCCCTAGTCAAATATTATATACAGGTAGTTATAGCCCTGGTATGGATGCGTATTATTTACCTGATTACTTAGCGGGCAATAATTGGTGTCTTATAGAGTCTGAAATTGCAGAGTATCATTTAGCAAATGTGCAGAATAATTTTTCAGGAACTTATTTTGTGAGTATGGCAAATGGGATACCTACAGAGAGGGAGAGAGTAGAGATAGAGAGAGCATTATCCTCTAAATTTCAGGGCAGTAATAATGCAGGTAAGGTAATATTAACATTTTCAGATGATAATACTAGGACTCCTCAAATAACTCCTATACAGATGAGTAATGCAGATAAGCAATATTTAGCTCTACAGGATTTAATACAAAAAAACATACTTACAGCTCATAGAATTACATCCCCATTATTAGTAGGTATAAGAGATACAGGAGGAGGATTAGGTAATAATGCTCAGGAGATGACTGAGGCATTTGATTTATACCTAAATAGTGTAATTATTGGATACCAAAAACAGATATTAAAGACATTATCTAAAATACTTAGAGTAAATGATATTGATTTGCCTTTGTGTTTTGTGCAGGCTAAGCCAGTAACTAATAAATTTACTATTGAGGACATGAGGAGCGTCATGACTACCAATGAGATAAGACAAGAGCTCGGCTTACCTGAATTAGAGGAGTCTGAGGATACCTCTAATGAGGAATTAAAGAAAGTAGGAGAGATAGATAATCAGCCATTATTTGAAACTATAGAGGAGGCAGAGGCAGAAGCTGAGAGGATAGGATGTAAGGGATACCATGAGCATAAGCAGGATGGTAAAACATATTACATGCCATGTGAAAATCATGACTCAGCAACTACACTATCTAAAATAAATAAAGATTTACAGGAGCTAATAAGTCTAGGAGAGGAGTTAAATGAGGATGAGTGGGAGTTATACTCAGAGACTGAGGTAGTAGATGAGGATGATACTTTTAATTTTGAGAATGAGCTACATAATTTAACTAGAATTGAATTAGCAAGCTCAGGGAGAGCGTTTCCTAGTGCTAGATCAGGTCAAGACCAGACATCTAAACAGACCGACTATAAAGATGATTTATACAGAGTAAGATATGTATATACAGGACCAGGAGGAGAGAGAGACTTTTGTAAGGCTATGAAAATGGCAAATAAATCATATCGTAAAGAGGATATAATAAGGATGGGAACTCAGGCGGTAAATCCAGGATTTGGACCAGGGGGCTCTGATACTTACTCTATATGGAAATGGAAAGGAGGAGTTAATTGTTATCATGCATGGTATAGGAGAGTATATGTAACTAAAAAAGGAGATAAGCCTAGTAATTTAGATGATATAATATCTAGCACTGAGGCAAAGAGTAGAGGTGTATCATTACCTAGGAATGCGCAGGAGGTATCAGTAGCGCCTATAAACATGCCTAATAAGGGTAGAAAAAATTAATATAGTATGGCAAATTATGTGTTATTTTTATCAGAAGAAAAGCTAAAAAATTCTACAGCGATTGGAGGAGCAGTGGATATGGACTTTATTTTACCATATCTAAAAACCAGCCAGCGTATTTATATTGAGCCTAAGCTAGGCACAGACCTATTTGAGGCTCTACAGACTAAAATTACTGCAGGCTCTCTTACAGGAGCTTATAAGACGCTTACAGAGGACTATATTATGGATACTTTGGTGCATTTTGCTTTCTATCAATGTTTGCCATTTTTGAGAGTGAGAATATCTAATAATGGTATAGGTGTAAAAACATCAGAAAATTTACAAGCATTAACAAATGAGGAGTATAAAGATTTAAGACAAGAGATTATTAACACGGCTGAGTTTTATTTGGAGAGAATGATAAGATATCTAAAGCATAATACTGCTAGCTTTCCTGAATATAGCACATCATCAGGAGCTGATCTTAGCCCTACAAAATCGGCATATTACTCTGGTCTAAATTTAGAGATACAAACTGAGAAAAAAAGAGGATTGACTATAGATGATTTTTTAACTCCTGATTTAACTGATTAATGAATAGACAAAAGACATACAAACCTAAAGCTAAAAATGAATTAGCCTTAAAAAAATATATAAAAAATGCCAATACAAAGAGTAAAGCAGGAGATAGGAGAGGTATTAGTAATAAATAGCAGTATAATTACAGCTACTACCTTAGCGGATATAGAAATGATATTAAAAATTGTTTTACTTTTAGCTACTATAGGATATACTATATATAGATGGCATACACATTACCAAAAAAATAAAAAGAAATGATAAAATTTATTTGTAACTTAATATACTACATAACAGGTAAAACTATTTGCCTAGGATACTGCAAATCTGAATGTAAAAAAAAATGAAATTTAAGTATTTTACTTACTCAGAATTTGACCAGCCTGGATTAAAGGGATCAGGAGAGGAGTTTATGTCTGATGAGTTTATAGACATGCTTG